ATGAGCTCGCGCTACGGCTGGCGTATTCACCCAAAGACCAATCAGCCCGAGCTTCATCCCGGGTTGGATTTTAGCGCGCCCGAAGGGACTCCCATCCCGAGTGCTGCGTCCGGTGTTGTCGTGTATTCCGGCAAAAACGAGGGCGGATATGGAAACACTGTCATCGTCAAGAACGATACGGGCGACCATAGTCTTTACGCGCATATGCGAGGCGACGATCAGGTCACGCCCGGCCAGCGCCTTTGGAAAGGCGACATGATCGGTCGGGTCGGAAATACCGGCGAGTCCACTGGTCCCCATCTGCATTACTCCGTAATCACGAAAGAAGCCGGGAAAGTATACGACGCTGCACATCCGAGGGATGGCGGTCCAATCGGACTCCATCCGGATCAAACCAATACTTATGATCCCGCGACATATCAGAATTACGTTCTGCCTCCGCCGGCCGATCTCGATCAATCACAGCGCGCCGCAGAAATCATGTCCGGTGGCACTGCCACTTCGGCTTCCGGCATTTCTTCGCCTGACACGCCGGCTCAGCCCTTCTTCAGTCCTTTCGGTAAATCAGTATCCGATCCAAATCCATTCGCTGATCGCTTCGGAAAGTGGGGTTCTGCGCCGCTTCCCAATGGGTCGACTGCTTCCGACGATCCCGCCAGTTTTGCCGATCGATTTAATGGCTGGGACCTGACGGCTCCCGGGGCGCTCGGCAACATCAGTGCTCCGGCTCCACAGCTGCCAGATCCAGGCAAACGATCAGAGGCGGACGATCCGCCGGTTCGCGTTCTCTCGCGCCGCGCAGATCTCTCACCCGCAGCCGGCGACGCGCCGACGCCAGCACCTGAAGCGGCGCCGCCCTTGCTCGGCATCGTCAGTGGCAAACCGATGCGGGACTATCCTGTGCGGCCGTCGATCTTCGCAACGGCCGATGATCGACCCTCGCCCGACGACAATGAGCTGTTCCAGCGCTGGATGCGGTGGGTGGATGCGTGAGCAGATGCGCCATCCCATGGCCCGAACATGTCGACACTGAAAATCCCGACCGCAAAAATCTTTGAACCGCTGCTGGCGCCGTCGCGCTACAAGGCTGCGTTCGGAGGGAGAGGTTCGGGAAAGTCGCACTTCTTCGGTGAGATGCTGGTCGAACTCTGCGAAGCCGAGCGCGGCACATCGGCCGTCTGTATTCGCGAGTCGCAGAAGACGCTGGCGCAATCTTCCAAGCGGCTGATCGAAAGCAAGATCGACAAGCTCGGCCTCGCGCATCGTTTCAAGATCTACAGCGACCGCATCGCGACGCCCGGCGACGGCGTTGTCATCTTCCGGGGAATGGCCGATCACACCGCCGAGGCCATCAAATCTCTGGAAGGGTTTCGCATCGCGTGGGTCGACGAGGCGCAAACCCTGAGCGCTCGCTCGCTGGCGCTGTTGCGCCCGACCATTCGCGCGCCGGGCTCGGAGCTGTGGGCATCGTGGAATCCCAGGCGCAAGAGCGATGCGATCGACGACTTCTTTCGCGCCAGAAGGCCGGAAGGGACGATCCTCGTTCACGCCAACTGGCGCGACAATCCCTGGTTCCCGGCTGTGCTGGACGACGAGCGCAGGACCGATCTCGCGCTCTATCCCGATCGCTATGCCCACATCTGGGAAGGGGACTATGTGAGAGCGTTCGAAGGCGCTTACTTTGCACCGCTGCTGGCCCAGGCGCGAGCGCAGGGACGCATCGGCAGGGTCGCCGCCGATCCGCTACTGCCGCTGCGTGCTTTTCACGACATTGGTGGCGCGGGCGCTCAGGCCGATGCCTATACGATCTGGATCGTGCAGTGGGCCGGGCAGGAAATTCGCGTGCTCGATTATTACGAATCCTCGGGCCAGGTGCTCGCCTTTCACGTCAACTGGATGCGCGAGCGCGGCTACGACAAGACAATCAACTACCTGCCGCATGACGGGATGAATGCGAGTGCGGTCACCGGCAAGACCTATGCCGAACACTGGCGTGACGCCGGCTTTGCGGTCGAGCCGCCGGTGAAGAACCAAGGCAGGGGCGCGGCGATGATGCGGATCGAGGCGTTGCGCCGGCTGTCGCCGCAACTCTGGTTCAACGAAGCGACCACGGAAAGTGGCCGCGAGGCGCTCGGTTTCTACCACGAGAAGCGCGATGATACCCGCCAGGTCGGGCTCGGCCCCGAGCACGACTGGTCGTCACATGCCGCCGACGCGCTCGGCCTGATGGCGGTGTGTTACGAGCAGCCCGGCCGGACCTCAAGCTTTAACCGGGTGATCCAGTACAAGGAGCAGGGGTGGGTATGAGCCAGTATCTTGCTGCTGGCCTTTGACGGCGCACCGACACGGCGTCGCGCAATCACGGCATCAGTTGAAAATGATCGATGGCTGCAAAGAGCACCGCCGCCAGGACTGCTATTCCAATATAGATCACGTCGTGCCGGATGCGCGCCGGGGGAAAGACCCAGGCGCTGACGAGAGCTAGGCCAACAAGCACGATGGAAAATTTTACAAATATCGAAGTCATGCTCGCGTTCCTTCCGTAACGACGCAGCCCGGCTCCATAATCTCACCCCGTAGGAGCATTATATGTGGTGGTTACCTCAATCTGTTCTCAGACTCGCTGCTGGCCTGACCGGAAGGCAACTCGGATATTACCACCTTGGAGCGGATACTATAAACAACGACGAAGCCTTCGCACAACGCATCAACGGAGATCTTCATCTCGGAGATTTTCAAAAAGCGATGGCAGCCTATCAGGCCGATCCCGAATACTGGCACAAGATCTATGGCGACGACCCGCAATTCTCAGACAGTCACACGCCTGACGCCGCACATGGCGGGCCCGTGCCGCCTTCGCAATATTTTCCCTCCGTTCCGTTGGGGGCCGGATAGCGGCCAACGATCGGAGATTTCGAGTGGCGCGACGCCGGCGACGACGAATGATGACGTCCCGCCGATTCGTCGGCTTGCCAACCTATCGTCACCCGCACCGACCGGCGCGTCAGCCCCGCCGCCGTTGCTCGGCATCTTCTCGGGCAAGCCGATTCGGGATTATCCGGTGCGGCCTTCGATCTTCGAGACCCCCGATCCGTCGCCTGCCGAGGATGAAGATAATGAGCTCGTCCGGCGCTGGAAGGCCGCACTTGATCTTTAGCGACCGTTGGACGAAGGCCCGGTAAAAACGCCAAGATATTGACGTATCTGGTCTATTTTCCTCCCGTCATATTTGACGCAGGGGGCGGAATCGCCGCAATTTAATCCTATCTAAAGGCGGGCCGCCGAAGATCGGCGCGTCACTTCGCAGGCTTGCGAAGCTTCCGGCTGGATGGCATCGTTGTTGTCGAAACAAATCGCCGCCGGTCCGGGTTTTGAGAGACGCGAAGCGGGCGATGGAGTTGGACCATGCTGGTGACCATGCAGAATTCCGAGCTCGTCGGTAAGCTTCTGGCGCTCGCCGATGGCGATATCGATCTCGTCCAGCTGGCCATTCGCGAAAGCTCCGAGGACGGCAAAGCCGCTGAGTTGGAACGGGTCGTCGACTTCATCGTCAGCCAGCGCAAGGCGCGCATGAAGGCCGCCTGACGACAGGCGGCGGTAACGGTTCATGTCAATCGCGTGGACCACCGTACTGATCACAGCGCTGCTGTTTCCAGGCGTCTTCTTTTTCGTCGGCCTGTACTTTACCGAAAGATTTTCGCGCGAGGTCATCCGCAGCAATGCGATCGGCGAGGTCGGGCTGGCGATCCTCGTCGCGCTGATTTTGCATCTCCTGGCCTACGGCGTTCTGGTCTTTTTCGGATTTGACCTCGCCGATTTCCTGCGGCCGCTTTCGACCTACGACAAATGGACCACGCTGAAACCCGGCGTCACGATCGTCGTCAACAGCGGCATCTATACCGTGGTGATCGCCATTTTCGGCTTTGCTTGCGGTTACGTGGCTTCGCATTTCCGCAGCCTGTCCCGGCACAAGTGGATCACGGCCGTCAATCAGTCGATGCGCGATGGCATCGTCACCGCCTTTGTCATGACCACCACCGTCGAGAACGACCGCGTGCTGATGTACAAGGGCGCGCTCTCCGAATTCTACATGACGCTCGACGGAAGCCTGACTTACGTCGTCCTGAGGAATTGCTCGCGCTTTTTCATGAAAATGGAAGGCGACGATCCGATGCCGACGAACCTGCAAAAGTTGTTCGGGGCTGACCAGGACACGAGAGCTTATTGGGACTATCTGTTCATCGACGCCAAGAACATCGCCAACATCCTGTTCGACCCCAGCCCCGAAATCAAAGCCAGCGACAAGGGCGCCGAGGCGCTCGAGCGGGCGCTGGTCGAATTGCGCGCCATCGTCGGCAACGCGCCGCCGGGCACGACCAGGCCGCAAAAGGGAAATCATTCTCCTTAAGTGCTCCGAAGGCGCCGTTCTCGCCTTCGCAAGCTAATCCGCGACCACCACGGCCGGATCATCGGCGCGCACGGAGGCGATGATCTTTGCGGGGTCGACGGATCTTGCCGTTGCCCAGTTTTGCAGTCCCGGCGGCCGGTAGCTGCGGTCGCTGCGCCAGCGCTCGAACACCGACGCATCGATCGTCTCGTTGATATTGATGACGCCGTCGCCTTCGCTTTTGGGAAGAACGCCGATCGGCCGATAATAAGGGCGATTGAGCGTGTAGAGCCGATAGAACCCGTACATGAACGTCGTGTAGGAATCAGCGACCGCAGCCGTACTTGCGGCGGGATCGACGTCGAAGTCGCCGCGAAACGACAGCCCGAGGCTGGCCGCCTTGCGCTCCAGCCACTTGAACGGAAGCTGGGGCAGGGCGTCGTTGAAATATCCGCCGCCGACATTGGCGTGCGCGCCGATGAACCATCGCTGTTCGGTGCGCTCGATCGGCCGATGGGCGGCGTTCGTCGCGCCCTGGTTGCTCCACAGCGTCGGCGCGAACGCCTTGCGATGCTCGTCGATCGCCATCGCGTGAAAGGCGAACTCGTTGTTCTGGCGCAGGCCGGTGTTGAGGAATTGATAGGCCGACCCGAACAACTCCCGCCACCAGGGGAAGGGCACGCCGAGCTCGCCCACGGTGTCGAACACGCCGATGAATTTGACCGGCACGGCCAGCGCGTATTCCAGCATCCATTTTTCCTCGAAGCTGAAATCGGCGGTCTGCCCGTCCGCTTGCGCCGCCATCAATTCGCGGATGGTCCGCAGGCCTGCCTGCCGGTAACGCGTGAACAGCTGATTGACGCCGAGCGGCGCGCCGCTTTGCAAGAGCCCGCATTTCGAGATGAAGCCGGAGAGGCTTCGTGCGGTATAGGCGCCGCGGCTGAACCCGAAGATGAAGATCTCGTCGCCCGGCGCGTAATTGTCGATCAACCATTCATAGGCGCTGGTGATCGCCGTATCGATGCCGGCGCCGAACAGCCCGCCGCTGATCTTCTCGCCGAACTTGGTGCCAAGCCCGGTCGAATAATAGGCGCGCTGCTCGCAGCCGTCGGCGCTTGAGGGCGAGAACAGCGCGCGGAAACGCCAGACATTGGTGTTGTCGCTGACCTGATTCCAGGTGCCGTCGAGATAGAGCGCCAGGCGCTTCTTCGACGCTGCCACTGATACGTCCGCCATGCTTTCCCCCGCCTTCAACCCATCAGGAGATCCGATGGACCTCGATCGCACCTTCGCCGCCGCCGGTCTCGTTGCCTTGGCCTGCGGTATCCTCTCCGTCAATCTGGTCCCGACGCCGCGCGTCGCGCAGGCCGGCACGATCGTGGCGACTTTTGGCCTCGCTCTTCTGGCGTGGCTTGCGGTCCACCGGTTATTATCTTAGTGCGGCAATCTGAAGTTGTTCAATCCCGTTCCGATCGTTCTCCAATGTCGATTTGACACGTCGGGCAAATCACCGCCATAAGTCCATCCTTGCCAAAATCCGAAAGCCCGCAGGCCGAAAAGCCACGCGGGCTTTTTTCGTTCGATCATCCCTTCAGATGAGAAGATCCTTCATGCCGAAAATGTCCACTACCGACCTCAAGGCAATGCTGTCTGCCGAGAAATCCGACGCGCTTGCCGCTGTTTCCGCAGCCGAGCTTGCGGAAGAACGGGCTGACGCGATGGATTACTATTTCGGTCACATGCAGAAGGACATGCCGGCGCAGGACGGCCGCTCGCGCGCGGTCTCGACCGATGTCGCCGACACCATCGAAGGCTTGATGCCGCATCTGATGGACGTGTTTGCGGGATCGGACGAAGTCGTCCGTTTCGAACCGGTCGGCCCGGAGGATGAAGCGGCTGCGGCGCAGGAAACCGATTACGTCAATCATGTCTTCATGCAGCAGAACGGCGGCTTCATGATCCTCTATTCCTTCATCAAGGACGCGCTGCTCTCCAAGGTCGGCATCGTGAAAGTGTGGTGGGAAGAGCGCGAGGAGGAAGAGCGCGAGACCTATTACGATCTCACCGACGACCAGTTCGCGCTGATCGCGCAGGCCGTCGCGGAATCCGAAGGTGCGATAAAGATCGTAGCGCACACTGTGCATGAGATCGGCGAGGCGCCGGAGCAAACCGAGGCGACGAGTTGAGGCGCGCTCTATCGTGTCTGGAAGCCGCTTAGCGGGGGATGATCGAAAACAGTGTTGATTGTCGTTCCTGTTATGTTCTATCATCGACAGGCGCCCTGAGGTTGCATGGTCAGTCGCGCAGGGTCGTGTCCGCCGGCGAAACCATGAGCTTGGAGTGATGGGAATTTGCATGAAGACTCAATTCACCACCGTACTCGCCGTCGTGGGCCTACTTCTATCGGGCCGCGTTGCGCGTGCAGCTGATTACGTCGTCCAAATCGGTGCCGATACCCAGTCAGGCCAAGACGCAAGCTTGTCGATTTGTCAGTTCGATCAGATGTGTCACGTAGAACTGAAAGAGCTGGGGCTGCAAGTCGATATTGATTTGCGCCGCGCGATGTCCCGGATTGTCAGGTTGCACCTGCGTAGCCACAACCCCGACTGCTGCTACTTCGAGTATGGTCGCGACGTGACAGTCCTCGATCTACGCGAAGCATTGCATCAAGAGCCCATATTTAAAGGCGAAAAAGTCAGGGACGGGATGACTGTTGAAAACGTGCGCATAGGCTCGCTCTTTCTGAAGTTCCGTCTCCTGTCACCGGATTGGCGGGACGATAGGAGAGGCTTGGGGCAGCCGCTATAACGACGATAAAGCAAAAGCCATTGCTCGTACGGCTTCTATCAAGGCCTACTGCCGGCGGCGTTGCCCTTGGCGACGCCTCCTATCGCAATCGTATTTGTCCAATAGTCCCGCCGCTCAAGTTGGTAACGTAGATCGATTGGGGGCCTAACATGGCAACTATCGAAAGCAGTCCCTTGCCGCCGCCAGGTTTCGTGGGGCAGCTCGCAAAGATAACGGAAGCCGATAGAGCCGAACTTATGGCTCAAGCAAATGACGTTATCGATTTTTATTTGAATGGACCGGGATCGTTCACTCCGGATGGGCCGCGAAAGCCGCCGGTCAACGCACCCGAATATGACAGTACGGTTCGGGATCTAAAGAACTTCAAGGCTTCCGTTCTCACTTCAAAGCAATATGCGGACGATCCCAGTCATATCCTGGATTCCGTCGTCCGGTTGGTCGATGATACTATCGATCAACTCAATCAGGTTGCGGGCGATAGGGATCCAACTGATAGAGATAGAATTATTCGGGAGCCGTCGGACCCAAATGCCGTTCACGAACGTCCGATCACGTTGCAAGCGCCGAACCCTCCAGAAACCCCGGGCTTGGATCTTTCGCCGTCTCCCAGCCCGTCGCAAAATCCGCGACGCTCCGAGCCCCCAGTTGGCGCTGCACCGATCCTGACGCAAGCGGCATCGCCGTCAGTGTCAGCCTTTACGTCTCTTGATGCGAATGCGCCGGCGTCTCTCTTCTCTCGATTGCTGAGCGCAGGCCCGAACTCTCCGCTTGCCGCTGATATGACTTCGCCGCCGCTGCAACCGGATCAAGCATCGAATGTTGCGGACAACGGGCCGACGCGATTTCTAGCTCGGCGAACCTACGACCCATCGCAAGGCTCGCCGTTCACGACGCTGCCGTTACAACCATCACCCGACGGATCGCTGTCGCTCAACGGTGCCTATCTCGAATATCTGCGGCGTCTCAACGCCAGCTGAGCGGCTAACGGGCGCGCAACCCCGCCGCCCGACAAATCCCACGACAACCCCTGATCCATCACGGCGTCTCGCGCCAAGCGCGAGCGCGATCTCTCGTCATGTCCAGGAGGCATTGAGCTGAACATCATGGCTACTCCCTTGCTTGCGCCACCCCCGCAGTCAGAACTTCCCGCGCCCACCGTGACGCATGACGTCACCATCGTCACCACCCGGAAGCTCGCGCAGGCCCGCGTGCTCGGTGTGCCGCCGGAAGAGTTCGGCATCGAGCGCGGCGCGCGTTCGATCCGCGATTGCAATTACTGTTTTCATGAAGTGGTCACCAAGACCGAAAGCCAGCTGATCAACGAAGGCTTCGACGCCGAGCAGATTCGCTCGCTCGGTGATTACACCGGCACTTCCGAAATCGAGACGCTGGCGCGCGATACGGTGGAAGAGCATTTCGGTACCGGCGGCGGCGACGTCAACAAGGCCGCGCGGCTGGTGCGCATCACCGAGCACTATGTGCGGATGGATTACGAAGGCAATGGCCGCGCCAGCCTCTATCAGGTCATCACCGGCGGCGACGAGGGCGAGATCCTGCGCCAGAATGGCGAGGTTTGCATCACGCCGTTCGACGTGATCCCGTTCGCGGCGACGACGCCGGTGCCGGTGACGCATCGCTTCTTCGGCCGATCGATCGCTGATCTCGTGATGCCGCTCCAGCGGGAAAAGACCGCGCTCAAGCGCGGCGCGCTGGATAATCTTTACTTGCACAACAATCCGCGCGTCGAGGTCGCCGAAAGCAATGCCGGTCCCAACACGCTCGACGATCTCCTGGTTTCGCGACCGGGCGGGGTGGTGCGCACCAAGACGCCGGGCGGGCTGAACTGGCAGGCGGTGCCGGACATCACGACTTCGATCTACCCGATGCTGCAATATCTCGACGCTGAGCTCGAGACCCGCACTGGCCTTGCCAGGCAAACGCAAGGGTTGGACGCCAACGCGCTACAGAACCAGTCGGCGACCGCGGTGGCGCAGGTGTTCTCGGCCTCGCAAATGCGCATCAAGCTGGTCGCGCGGATCATGGCGGAGGGTGTACGCGACATCTTTGCGCTGCTGCATGGCACGATCCGCAAGCACGGCCAGCAGATCCAGACCGTGCGATTGCGCAATGCCTGGGTCAATGTCGATCCGCGCAACTGGAAGACGCGCGACGATATGACCGTCAATGTCGGGCTCGGCACCGGCGGCAAGGCGCAGCAGTTCGCGCAGACCATGGCGATCGGCAACGTTCAGAAGGAGCTGCTCTCCGCCGGCAAGGCCAACCTGGTCGGCGATCTCCAGCTCTACAATACCGCCTCGGAACTGACGCGGATCATGGGCCACAAGAACGCGGGCCAGTTCTTCAACGACCCCTCCGCGATCAACCCCGAGAGCGGGCAGCTGCTGCATCCGCCGCCGGCGCCGCCATCACCACCGCCCGATCCGAAACTGCTCGCCGCGCAGGCGAGAGCGCAGATCGATGCCGCCACCTCGGCGCATCAGGCGCAGCTTCAGGCACAAAAGGCGCAGAACGAGGCAATCCACCTTCAGGTGAAGACGCAAAGCGAGATCGCGTTGGCGAAGATCAAGGCCGATCTCGACGCAAAACTCTCGGTGCTCGACGCGCATCTGAAAGCTGCGGTCGCGCAGGAGAAGACGCGGCGCACCTATCCGCCCGGCGCACGTAGAGCCAAGGACGGCCACCACTACGTCGACGATCCCGCACGTTCCGGCAAGTATCTGCTGGTCGTCCACCATGGATGACTACTCGCTGGTGCCGGTGGATCACCAGCCGGATTTTGAAAACGTCTCGCTCGTGCCGGTGGAGCACGATCCGTTTGCCGCGGGCGGCGTGGGTCCGCCTGCGCAGAACGGGCAAGCGCAAGCGACACCGATACAAGGCTTGTCGGCGCAGCCCCAACAAACACAAACACCGCCACAAAGTCCGCTCCAACCCACACCGCCGGTCGAGCCGATCGGAAGTGGTTCACCTTCGTCATTCGCCGATTTCTTCAATCAGTTCGCCGCTCCTGAACGCGCAGAATCGGAAGGGGTAGTAGATCTTGTGCAAAACCATCCCACAGCGGCAAAGATTGTGGGAGCGCTCGGTCTCGGTTCAGCATTGGCGCCGCCGCTCGCAATTGCGGGTGGTCAGGCGCTCGGCTTGTTTGGAGCGGGTGCGGTTGCTGATGGGCTCGCCAACCCAGCGCTCCTGAATGGCGGCAGAGCTGCCGCAAGTAGTGCCGCTAGGCAGGCCATCAGCGATGCGGAAGGTACCTTGCCAGAGGGAATAACGCGGCAGAGGTTTGGTGAACTTGCTGGTTTCACGCAAGGGCTAGCGGCATCGAGCCGGGCTTCCACCGAAGCGACCGCTGACATAATATCCAAACTCAAAGATGCCGGGATTACCTCACGATCGGTTGCTGCATTCCAGAAAATTTATGAAGGTGTAGCACGCGATAATCCATCTAACCTTTCGGCGGCGCATCGTGCAGCTCTGCTGGCAAACATCTTGAGGAACTTCGAATGACTGACAAGGCTCTGGAGTATCGCATACATAATAAAAACCCTGAGCCGTTGACCGTGATCATCGAGCCTTGGGCTGAAGAGGTTGTCTTGTCGCCGGGGTCTTCATTGTCTCTGAAAATCTCTTACGACAAAGAGGATTTAATGGAAGTGGAAACGAACCCCAAATATTATGTTGTGTGGCTTTGGGGTGGGTGCCGGGTCAAACTTGCTTTGAATGGCGAAGAACTAAAGATGCCATGGCTTCTCACACCGTTTCCGTAGAGGGCGAGCCGGCGATCTAGCTTGCTCTTGCCACAACTCCTGCCCTTACCGCGGCCCGATCCGAGGCTTCTGGCCGCGCAGGCGAGAGCGCAGATCGATGCCGCGACGTCCGCGCACGAGGCGCAGCTTCAAGCGCAAAAGGCGCAGAACGAGGCGATCCATCTTCAAGTGAAGACGTAGAGCGAAATCGCGCTTGCAAAAATCAAGGCCGACCTCGACGCCGAAGCTTTCGGTGCTTGATGCGCATCTGAAGGCCGAGATCGCGCAAGAGGCGAAGCGTCCGCATCCGCCGAGTGCGCGCAAAGCCGGGGACGGCCACCACTACGTCGACGATCCCGCACGTTCCGGCAAGTATCTGCTGGTCGTCCACCATGACGGTGGTTGTAGAGCCTTGGGCCGAGGAAATAGTTCTTTCGCCGGGGTCTTCGTTGTTGTTGACGATTCATTGCGACAGGGAAGGTACGCTGGAGACGTCGACGGGGCCGAACTATTTGACCGTATGGGTTTGGACTGGGTGCCGGGTAAAGCTCGCCGTGAATGGCGAGGATCTAACTAAACCATGGCATCTAACCCCGTCCCCCTGACCATTAGCTTTCTTCGGTTCTTGATTTTACTTGCGCACTAGACAGTAACATAAGGGGGCATATTCAGATATTCTGCACCCAAGCGATCGCGGGCGTTAAGGGCGGAAAGCCCTCCTTCATTACTCACGACATTCGAGGAAACGCCTATGCGATTGTCAGTCAGCCCCCGAACGGAGGTCCGATCTCGGTAAAAGTTGGATCGGCAGGCAATTAAATTCGTCCACCGCCACATGTCCGGTCGAGCATATCTGCCTAGTCGTGCGGCCCGACGAACACGTGAATTTTCCTAACCCGCACTAAGCTGTGTCCTAATCTGCCTTCCCGAGTGTCCTAATTAGGACAGCACCCGAGCGTGCCGCACGCACGAAGCCCCCGCCCGACTCCTGCGAGGGCCATTGGCGTTGCGGATGGCGCTTGGAGTGCTTGTCGATGCCGCGCTTGCCGTTGCGCCGCAGATTGACGCCAGCGCCTCGCCAGTTCGATCTCTCATCATGGAAAAAGCACCGATGGACGAAACCAAACTTACTGAAGCCGCCGCAAAGGCCATTCGTGCGCAAGAGCTGCTCGACAACGAACTGCTGAGCGAGGCCTTCAGAGGACTGGAGGACAGTTACACGGCGGCCTGGCGCTCGAGCGCCATCGACGACGTCGGTGCGCGCGAAAAACTGTTCCTCGCGATCAACATCGTCGGCAAGGTGCGAGATCATCTTACGTCGGTCGTAGCCGGCGGCAGGCTGGCCCAGGTCGAATTGAAGGAGCTGGCGCGCACCGCAGAACGGAGGAAGAGATTCGGGATTGTGTGAGGCGGCGCGTTTTCCGATTGTTTTCGATTTGACACGTCGGGCAAATCGCCTTCATAAGCACATCATCGCAAGAATTGTGAAAACCCGCTTCCGGTAATGATGGCGGCGGGTTTTTTTATGCGCTGCGACGTCCCACGATATAGGCCAGCGGCTTCCGTTGACATCGAATTTCCGCTGCCGCGATGTTGCCGAGATACAACCTTGGCGTAAACTGGCGGTCCATCCAGGCTCGAAAAGCCCCGAGGAGGCCAGTTTGACCGTTCTGTTTGCCTTTCCGTGTGTGGCCATCTTTATCTACGCCATCTGTCAATATCAGATCGCTGACTCTGCCTTGAAGAAGCTCATTCCGGAGGAGCTGACAGAGGGCCTCACCGAAAAATTCGTTCTCGGCGGACTGGGACTGAGTCCTTTGACGCCCTTGCCGATCCAAAAAAACTTTATGAACGCTCTCTGGGCATTCACTATCGCGGGGCTTTGTTTCTCGCTGTCGCTTTTTTCGGCAGGAGAAGTTTTTGGCGGCTGGCTTGTTTTGGGTGGGTCTCTAATCCATTTGCTTCTCACGCTCAGGTCCTGGGTCATTTACCAGGAAAATTGCAGCCGTCGGGCGGTGCCGGATAACACGGAGAAATCATGAAGCAGGGATCCTACGGCGGATTCACCTACGGGAGTCCGTATGGTTTTGGAGGCGGATTGTACGTCGATAGCGATGGAAATCTTTATCCTCAAGCTTACGTTGGTTCGTCCAGGCTGGGCGTCTCCGGCGGCTACTCCAACGATCTCGAGGGCCTGCTCACCGGCCTGTCCGTTGGCGGCACGCTCGGTCCGCTAAAAAAAGTCGGGCCCAATGTCGGAACGAGTGGGGGTGCCACGGGGTTTGGATTTGGGACGCCGGGAGGCGGTGCTACTTACGGCTTTGGTCCTATTCCGATGAAAAGCGTTCTCGATTTTCGGCCGAGAACAGACGAATTCGGTCAGCCATTTCCGGGAAGCGAAATGCCGGCTTTATCGCCAGGCAACAATCCCGGAGACCAAAACATTCCCCCGGCCAGTGCCAACCCTGTTCTCAAATTTTTTGAATCGTTCAGGCCAACCACCGACGAGATTGGTAATCCCTTCCCCGGCGCACAGAGCTCGGGCGGTGTTTTGAAATATGGTGCGGGCTCGCCGCAATCATCGGAAGATCTGGCCCGGCTTTTTCCTGATCTGGCTGCAAGCTCTGATCCCGATGTGGCGGTCGATGCCTCGCCGGATATCAGGCGATTGGCAAGCCGCATCGTTCAGCTCGCTTGACCCGTCGGGCAAATCACCTTCATAAGTGCATCGTCGCAAGAGTTTTGAAAGCCCGCTGCCGATCGCAATCGGCCGGCGGGTTTTTCATGCGGCCCGCGATTATCACGCGGCGCCAGAGCATCATCCGGTTTTCCGAAAAGATCATGCTCAAATAAAGAGAGCTGACCCTCGCCGCATAGACGAGGCGCCCGGCGAAGTGACCACGACGAGAAGCGAACCGGAGGCTCAAGCTTTCCGCGCCATCGCACGATCCCGTGGTTCTTGGACACGTCACCATCAACTCGAGCCTCTCGCATGAGGCAACCGGCATTCGAAGGCAATCCGCGATGCAAAGCGCATCCGCGGCCCGCTTGCGGTCGGTCTATTTCAAGGAACCATCGACATGGCTTTGCCAGCTTCCACCTTCACGACCTATACCGCGGTCGGCAACCGCGAAGATCTCTCCGACGTGATCTATCGCATCGACCCGACCGATACCCCGTTCATGAGCGGCGCCGAGAAAGAAAAAGCGACCGCCGTCAATCATGAATGGCAGACGCAGGCGCTCGCGGCCGCCAATCCTTCGAACGCCCAGCTCGAAGGCGACGATCCCACCAACAACACGACCACGCCGACCGTGCGCCTCGGCAATTTGTGCCAGATTTCCTACAAGGTCGCGCAGGTCTCGGGCACACAGCAGGCGGTCGAACACGCCGGCCGCGACAACGAGCTCGCCTATCAGGAGATGCTCAAGGGCCTCGAGCTGCGGCGCGATCTCGAGACCATCCTGGCCGGCACCAACCAGGCCAAGGTCGCCGGCAACTCGACGACGCCGCGGCAGACGGCCTCGATCCTGTCGTGGATTGCCTCGAATACGTCGAAGAGCACGGCCGGTTCGCCTGCCGATCCGTCGCCGGTTGACGGGTCAGGCACGCGCACCGACGGCGCTCCGATCGCCTTCACCGAAGCGCGGCTGAAGAGCGTGTTGTCCTCGATCTGGACCAACGGCGGCAAGCCCGGCGTGATCATGACCGGCGCCTTCAACAAGCAGGTGTTCTCGACCTTCACCGGCCGCGCCACCGCGATCGAGGAGGCGAAGTCGAAAAAGATCGTGGCGTCCGTCGATGCCTACGAATCCGATTTCGGCAAGCTCAAGGTCGTCGCCAACCGCTTCCAGCGCATGCGCGACGTGCTTGTGCTGGAAATGGACAAGTGGGCGGTCGCCTACCTCAACGGCCGCAACATGATCTCGCTCCCGCTCGCCAAGACCGGCGATTCGGAGCGGCGGCAGATCCTGGCCGAATACGCCCTCGTCGCCCGCAACGAAAAGTCGAGCGGCGGCGTGTTCGACAACACCTCGTCCTGATCGGCCACGCCGATCGGCGCTTTCGTCAACGACGTCATGGCCGGTTCTCCGGCTGTGACGCTGTTGCTCGACCTCATCCTGGAGACCTCCCAATGCCGTTACCCAATGTTCATACGCTCAATACCACCGACCTCACGGCCTATACGCCGTCCTGCGGCGCGTCGCCGGTTCCGGCCTATGTCCGCGCGCCTTACCGCTCGCGGCTATTGAAAGCGACCGGCATTCTTGGCGGCACCATTACGACCGCCAACGCCACTGTCGCCGTGACGGTGAACGGCACATCGGTTGCGAGTTTCACCGTCACGCAATCGGGCTCGGCCGCGGGGCAGTTGTTCTCGGTGGTGCCCGCGTCGGCCGTTTATCTCAATGAAGACGACGTCATCGCGCTGACGCCGTCCGGCGCCTCGGGCGCCTCGATCCCGATGCATTTCTCGGTCGCGGTGAGGGCAGCTTAAAATGTCGTTCTTTCCCAAACAGTCCGCCTCGCGCGTCGCCACCACGCAGACGATCGCATTCGATTCCAGTGCTGCGATCGGCACCAAGTTCGGCACCGAGACCTACCAGATCCGGCTCGCCGCCAATTCCGCCTGTTGCTACCGGATCGGCGACGGCCCGCAGACCGCGACCGTCGCCGATGTCTTTCTGCCGGCGAACACGGTCGAATATGTCACCGTCAATCCCGGCCAGAGCATTTCTGCGATCAAGGCCGCAACCAACGGGCTCGTCACCGCCACCGCGGGCACGCTGTGGGTCACGGAAATGTCGTGATGGACGGCGTTCTGATCCGTCCGCATTTCGACAGCAACGGCCGAGATCTTGCGGTCGAGCACATTCAGGACGTTGAGCCGGTGCTGCGCTGGAATCGCGAGGCGCGGCGCGAAGAGCAACCCAGCGACTGGGGGCGGCATGTCGCGCGCATTCCGAACGTCATCTATGTGCGGTGGCTGCATGAAGAACACGCTAGCGGCAATACCGCGCTGCGGCTGTTTTCACCGGAGTTCGACCAGGTCGTGCAGAAGAAGCTCGCCGATCCCGACTGGGCCTACCTGAGAACCGACCGGCCGAAACTCCAGGCCGGCTGGTCGGCGGAGGACGCATGACTGAAATCACCGACTACGCTTCGCTCCAGACCGCGGTGACGGAATATCTCGCGCGCGATCAGGACACGACGCTGATCGCTCGGATTCCGAGCTTCGTCCAGCTAGCGGAAGCGAAATTCAACCGCCAGCTCTTCGTTCGCCAGATGGAGAACCGCGCCACGGCGGTCGTCGACCTGACCTCGAGCGAGCCGGAATTCATTGCGTTGCCGGCTGACTTCCAGTCGATGCGGAGGGCGCGGCTCGCCAGCGTCACCGGCAAGCCGGCGCTCGAGTTCAAGTCCGGCACGCAAATGGACGAGTACCGCTTCAAGACCGCCGATGTCGCCGGCCAGCCGCGTTACTTCACCGTGTTCGGCAACGAGATCGAACTCCTGCCGACGCCGGACCAGGCTTACACGATCGAGATGATCTACCGCGCCAACGTCCCGCCGTTGGCCACCAACACCACCAACTGGCTGCTGGCGCTGGCGCCGGATCTTTATCTCTACGGCTCGCTGCTGGAATCGGCGCCCTACATCAAGGAAGACGCGCGGATCCAGACCTGGGGTCTCGGCTTCACCAGCGCGCTGAACGATCTGAACAACCTCGGCCTGACCTCGACCTTCAATGCCGGACCGATGACGGTGCGGATTGCCGGGCAAGCCATCTAGGCAAATAGAGAGATCATCGCATGGCGACTTTCAACAAGTTTAATTCGTTCGTCTCCGACCTCGCGCAAAAGATCCACAACCTCAATTCCGATACGCTCAAAGTGATGTTGAGCGACACCGCGCCGGTCGCTTCGAACACGATCAAGAGCAACATCAGCGAGATTACCGCGGCTAACGGCTACACGGCGGGTGGCGGCGCCGCCGCGTTCGTGTCGGGCAACGACACCTCCGGAACCTACAAGCTTGTCCTGTCGCCGGTGTCGTGGACGGCGTCCGGCGGAGCGATCGCGCAATTCCGGTATGCCGTGCTTTACAATGCGACCGCGGCAAGTGGCAATCTGATCGGCTGGTGGGACTACGGCGCCGAGGTCAACCTGACCAACGGCAACACCTTTACCGTCGCGCTCGACCAGACTAACGGCGTTCTGACCCTGCAATGAGCGCGAATGATTTTGTCGATGCCTGCGGCTTCATTCCGTCGTCGGGCGGAACAGGCAATTTCGTCGTCTCTACGGCGGTGCAGGGATATCAGACGCCGGCGGCTGCCGGCGCGGTCAATGGCAACGTCTATTCATATCGCGCCGAAAGCGCCGACAAGAGCCAGTGGGAGGAGGGGTTCGGAGCCTACACGTCATCCGGCACCACGCTTGCGCGATCGACCATCACAGCGAATTCGTCCGGCGGGATGTCGGCGATCAGTTTCGGTGCGGGGCCGAATGTCTTTATCACGGCGGCATCCGCCGACTTGAAAAACGCTTCGTTGCTTTCTGCCGGCACGCTTGCAGATGCGCGGCTGTCGAGCAACGTCCCGCTGAAGAACGCTGCGAATACGTTCACCGCCTCGGTTACGATTTCCGGCGCGCTCAGCACGGCGTTGACGCTGGCCGGATCAGGAGGAACCGGTGGAGACCTTCTAGTTCACCGCGGCAATAATTCCGGCATCGTTGTATTCGGCAATTCTGCAACGAGCTATCTATATTTCGACGGTACTAATTTCAATCTTTCTGGCACCAGCCTTTCCACTTCTGCGGGTGTTTTGGCGGCCAAGAACACTGCCAGGGCATGGGTGACGTTCGCAGGCTCTACCCCGACGATATCGAAAAGCTTCAATGTCAGTTCGATCACGCGATCTTCAGCCGGCGTCTACTTTGTCAACTTCTCGACCGCGTTGGCTGACGCGGTTTATTGCGCTGTGAGCGACGTTGCAAAGGATGGATCGCCCGACGACGGCAACATTAAAACCACTATCGGCCTTGTTGGCGGCTCGGGACGTGTTCCGACCACGTCGGGATGCCCGATCACTGTTAGCCGAAGCATTTCCACCGGCAACATCGATTCCGGTTACATCACTCTTATGGTCATGGACTAGCGCAATGGTGCAGATCGTCATTCATCCGCAAGAAAACGGCGAGATCGCGATCATCGTTCCGACTGGTGAGATACCGGTCGAGGAGGTGGCCAGAAAGGATGTGCCGCCCGGCGTTCCCTATTTTATCCTGGATCACACCGAGCTGCCGCATCCCGATTGGGATTACAGCGCGGCATGGGAAGGAGACTTCTCGCAGGCACACGGTGTTGGCGTCGGCGCCGAAGAATGGTTCGCGCAAAAGGCCTCGACGCGATGCTGAAGAGAAGCGCAGAGAATAAGCAGGGCGGCGATCATGGCTCTTAAAGTCAACATGGCAAAGGCACGTGACATCCATCGCGCCAAGCTGCGTCACGCGCGGGAACCGTTGTTCAAAGATCTCGATCTGAAAATCATGCGCGCCCAGGAAGCAGGCTCAGACATCTCGGCGATCGTTGCCAAAAAGCAGGCGTTACGCGACGTCACCCAACATCCAGCCATCGACGCCGCGCAAACCATCGACGATCTCAAGAAGGTCTGGCCCACCTGCCTTGAAAGGTAAGCAGCATGCTTGGTTTCGGTCCGATCGGCACGCTTGCGGTCGCGGCGGGCCCGGGTGGGTCGCGCGCCGTCACATTCACGCTCGCGGCGAGCGTCGTGGCCTATTCGGAAGCTGCGAATGCCCAGGCATTTGCGACCACGGAAGCATCTGCTCTTGCGGCCTTCGCCTTGACCGGCGTTTCAGAGACCTTCAAAACGTCGGCAACCGCAAGCGTAGGCTCCTTTGCCTTTGCCGGGCTATCGGCCGCCTTCCGTTTTTCGGATGTTGTTTCCGCCGGCGGATATGTTCTCACCGGCATTGCGACGGCAGAAAACGTCGGCGAGCCGGTCAACCCGCCGGGTGCTTTTACGCTGAGCGGAATCGCGACTACGTTTGCAGTCATCCACAGTGCGCTGCCGAATGGCGTCTATGGTTTCTCAGGCAATACGGCCGTGTTTCAGCGCGATTTCATCAACTGGCTGAAGCGACCGGCGGCAGGCGGCGCCTGGAATGGCGATGCCGCGCCGTCTTCGGCCTGGGTGACAGTAAATTCGCCGGTCGCGTCATGGCGTGAAGAGACAGCAGCCGCGCCGCCATGGTCGCCGCTTGTGCCGCCATCCTCGACCTGGACGATCGATCCCGTGCAACAGATCCTACCTCCGGTGACCGAATAATGCCGCTTCTTGTGACCGGCGACTATCGCCCTGACGTCAGCGACTATGAAGGGCAGGCGACGCAGAACATTCTCAACGTGTTGCCGCGTGGAGACGGCTATGGGCCGTTTCCTTCGTTCACGGCCTATACGTCCGCGCTGCCTTCCGCCTGCCGTGGCGCATTCTATGCGCTGAAGTCCGACGGCACGGTTGTGACGTTTGCGGCGACCTCCAACAAGCTCTATGTGCTGAACAACACCAATTATACCTGGACCGATGTATCGCTCAGTGGCGGAAGCTACGGCGCCTTGACCACCACCGCTCAGTGGCAGTTTGCGCAGACCGGAAATCTGGTGTTCGCGACGCAAGCCAACGCGGTGTTGCAGGTGTTCGACCTGACGTCGTCGACCACTTTCACCAATGCACTGGGCTCGCCGCCGCAGGCGGCCTATATCAGCGTCGTCGGGCAGTTTCTCGTGCTCTCCGGCCTGCTGTCGACGCCGTACCGCATCCAGTGGTCGGGGCTCGACAGCTTCAACGCGTCGACGAGCTGGACCAGTGGCATCAACTCATCCGACTTCCAGGATTTTCCGGATGGCGGCATCGTGCGCGGTGTCGCCGGCGGCGAGGCCGGCATCATTTTTCAAGACCAGGCGATCCGCCGCATGTCCTTTGTGCCGGGGTCGCCGATCATCTTTCAGATTGATCGCATCACCCAGGACAAGGGATTGTTCGCGCCGTATTCGATCATCCGCGCGGCGGAGAAGATCTTCTTTTACGCAGGCCAGGGCTTTCACAAGATCGAGCCCGGCGGCGTGCCCGAACCGATCGGCCGCGAGCGGGTCGATCGCACGTTTCTCGCCGATCTCGACAAGGGCAATCTGCAACTCTTCATGGGCGCGGCCGATCCGCGCTCGACGCGGGTGTACTGGGCCTACAAGTCGGTCGCGGGATCGAGCGGCGCCTACGACAAGATCCTCGGCTATGATTTCCTGCTCGATCGGTTCTTCCCGGTGGAGATGGGTGGCGAATATCTGCTCGGCATTTCGCAAACGGGCCTGACGCTGGAAAACCTCGATACGCTCGCGCCTGGGGGTTCGCTCGATGCGATGACGCTGAGCCTCGATGCCTATGCCACCGCTGTGCAGCCGGAACTCGGCCAGTTCAACGGCACGCACGGGCTCGGCTTCTTTCGGGGTAGCAACCTCGAGGCCACGATCGAGAGTGCGGAACAAGGCACCGACGAAAACCGCATCACCATCAGAGGCTTTCGCCCCGTCACCGATGCCGCAACGCTGTTTGGCTCCGCGTCCTACCGCGACACGCCGTCGGCCGCGCCTGTGCCGGGCGCGGAAGTCGCGGTGAATGCGAGGACAGGCCGCTGCGACATGCGGCGCGACACCCGCTACTCGCGCTTCAAGGTTCGCATTCCCGCAAGCACGTCCTGGTCGTTCTTTGCCGGCGTGGTGCCCGACCTCGTGACGGGCGGCACGCTGTGAGCATATTTCCCGATCGTCAACTGCTGACGCCGTTCGGCGAAGCGATCTGTTCCGAGCGCATCGACATGCCGGATAACTCGTACTGGATCTGCTGGCAGAAGGAGACCGGCATCTGCTTCTGGTGGACCAACAACGAGGTGCGGCTGATCACCGACTGGAGTGACGGACGCTACCGCCAGCTTCCGTTCAGACTGTCGCCGGGGCGCATCGCTGCGCTCGATTCGCTTGGCGTGCATCACAGCTATTGGCGTGAGCACATCAGCAGGCGGAGTGCGTCATGACCGCGTTCGTTCCCGGTACGACCGAGACCGACCTGAAGAAGATAATTCTCGCACTTCAGCAGCTCGCCGCCGGCCGCTCGAATGCAACCGGCACGGTGACGCTGGCGACCGGTGCTTCGACCACTGTGGTCTCTGATTCGAACTGCGCCGCCGGCACAGTGCCGCTGCTCACGCCCGCGAGCACCAACGCGGCGGCGGAATTAGGAAACGGCACGATCTATATCTCGGCGGTCACCAACGGCTCTTTCACGATTACGCACGCCAATTCAGCGACGACCGGGCGCACGTTTCTGTATGCACTTCAGGGGTGA